ACTGCCTTCAAATCTGAAATATCTAATTGAGCTTCTCCGTATTTAGTTTGGATAACTGCTTTATTATAGTTAGTAATATCTTTTACCTGGATATCTTCTAAGACCATATACTGAGTAGAACTTCCCTTCATTAGGAAGAACTCAAGAGTATACTTCTGATCTAGTCTATGTACCTTTCCAAACTGCCCCCTATATCGAGGAGGCGGTATAAAGTGTTTATTATTTGTAGAAAAATTAAACTTAATAGTATTAAGAGTTTTTTTACTAATATTAGCAATAGCTTGTTCATTAGATCCTGGAACAAAATTATAATCAACACACCTATAGTCTGTTACATCCTCCACATCCCCCCTTGTGAAATCTCTACTTTGAGACCTATTAAGTACATTATTTATACCTCCAGGCCCCGACAGATCAGAAACGGCTATGGGTTCCCAATAGTTCTCTGATGTTCCACAAGAAGTATCTCCTGCCACATAGGACCATATTTGATTAAGTTCAGGATCTGTATGAATCCAGAATCCTAAACTTAATCCTCCCGTAAATGTACTACTGAGATCTAGATTGTGTGCCTTAACAGTAACCTCATACTCATGATTTGGTTCTAGAAAATTTCTAGCTAAATCAGTAGAATCAGAATTATCAATTCTTACTCTAATTCTGGGGAGAGTATTTCTTGTTTCTGGCCTATGGTACTTAATAATTTGATTATTAATCAAATACTTAGCGTAGGAATACTTGCTCTGCTTATCTCTAGTTAAATCAAAGATAGAAAATATGGTATGGTCTCTAAACAGATAAGAAGTAGAAGTATCAACTAATTCAATCGAGCTTACTAAATGCCTATTTCTAAACTCTGGATAAGATAAGAATAAATCCCCTGCATCTGACGCTGCCGAAGTCCCTAGATCATGATTACCTTTTCCGTTCATCCCAGAAACACTCAAGACTCCACTTCCTCCGTAGTAAGAAATATCAACCTCTTCTGTAGTTGTACTGGCTGCTAAATACCCACTAACCTCTAATGCGGAACCGTCTATATCTAAATTAGAATTATAAATTAAAGGTCCATAAGTATGGGTAAAAATATTTGGACCTCCAATTAGATCATAATTATTATTAGTAGAGTGTCCAGAAAAAGTGCTTAGATAAGTATTAAATAAACTGTGAACCTTTGATCCAAAAGTAAAATGCTCATAATAGCTAAGGGACTTATCAGACGCTTCTTGGTTAATAAGGTAGTTTCCCATAGACTTAGGAATATCTAAACCTCCATAGGCTGCACTTTGAGCATACCATGCACTAAAATTAGCTGGCTCCAAGAGAGAATTACTTACTGCCCAGTCAGGATTGATATCCCCATTCTCCCCAAGATATCCAGATACCATAGAGCTTGCCTGAAGATACTTTTCAGTATCATGAGTTTTATTCATTACATATAAAATTTCAGGGAGCATTCCCCTTCTACCATAAGTGTTACAATCAGAAGAAGCAACGTCCTGTTTAATTCTAGAAGCAAAAGTATTACTAATATCATAACCGAAGAACGCATTAGATGAGCTTAAATTTTCACAAATATTCCATACCCCATCTAAAGCTTCCCTTCCTAATAGGGTTCCAATCCCATATTTTCCTTGGCTTAGCCTAACAATAACATCCTCATATCTTAAAGAAGAGGGAATAAACCCTAAAGGAAGATATCCTAATCCAGAAGAGTAATAGGTTGTGGATAGCTCTAAACTTCCTGGATTATTTCTACCTCCTCTGGTAAACATTTTATTCTCTGGGAGGAGATTATGGTAGTTTCTTCTCCGTAATGAGTTTCTTCGTACAGCCGTATAGTCGTTAGCTGCATAGAAGGTTTCTCCTGTTCCAGACAGCAGGGGATCATTAGGACTGTCCACTGCTGTCCTCTTGAACCTGTGTGGAGATAGTCCTTCTTGCGTTGCCACATATTCCATATTTACGGCGCAGGTTTCAAAGTTTGTTGTAACTGTACTAGATCCCTCATAAAGATTAGTAAAGTTAGGTCTCCATTCTCTACAATCGTTATCCCCAATAGCGTCTAATCCGTCTGCTACATCTGAAACAGTTAAAAGAACTTGTGGTATAGCATGAGCAGGAACAACTTGGTCTAAAACTTTCATAACCTTTGTTATACCATACTTAGAAGAGGCTGTACGTTTATAAGTATACCAATTAAAATCACTAGAAGTAAAATTCATAAGGAAGTGCGAAGACTTCCCATTCCACATACTCAAGAGACTTAAAGGATCTGGGGTTCTCTCACTAGTTGCTTCTTTAATAATGTTAGCATAATTAGGAGGATACGTTTTTTCTTTTGTAAATAAAAGAAAACTATTTAAAACCTTCTCGGTATCTAAACTTTGTCCTAAATTAGATTTAATATAATCAACTACTTGTGTAACAAAATTATATTCTACACCAAAACAATTAAGGTAAAACCCGATACGTTCTACCAAATTGGTGGTTAATTGGGTGCCCGTGTAATATTGTCTCTTCTCATATGGAGGAACCATAGCCACTCTGCCCCTGTATCTAAACAAGAAATTAGGGTCATACACTAGAGTTAATAGAACCGATCTAGAAGTTTTAACAGATCCCGTATAGAAAAGGGGGTTAAAACTACGAGGATCACGACTAGGTACAATGTTATAAAGACCAGTATAAGGTTCTCCATCTAATAATAATTGAGGTGAAGGAAAAGGTTCCCCTCCCAAATAAAATGCATCAGGAAATTCTCGCACTAAATCAAAAATAATTTTATCTACTGCATACTTAATATTCGTATCCATACTCGTAGTAGAATAATGAGGGATACCGAATTTAAGAGCTACCTCAGGAGTGTAAGAAGTAAAATCCTTAAAAGTATTTGAACTAGTAGCTAACGAATAATACATTATATCGGGAATATAGGATTCCCATAACTCAGAAAGGGTGTTACTAGTTGTAACATTAAAAACACCTGTAGAGAACACGGTATCCAACAAATATTGGATTGATCTCTTAGTACCTTTCATTTTATAAATATAAACTGCATTCCTTAGCTGAACTCTCCACTTATCATAATCAGCCCCAATGTACTTCCAACCAATAAGCTCGCCTAACAACTCCAGGAACTCTTCAGGACACTTACCTATATCATAAAGGAGACTAAGCTCATTTTGTTCAGCAAGAGTATCAGCAAATCCAAAAGACATAGCCTCTAAAAATCTAACTAATGGACCAGCCTCTTCTGTGTCTGTGATAAGAGTTCCATCTAGGATAGCCGTAGAAGTAGTTAAATAAGTATCAAACGCAGTTTGTACTTTTCTATCAGGACTATTTAAATAATGAGGAGAGTATACAACAGTGTTTAAAGTTTTTAGTCTGTCTAATAATTGAGTACCGCTCGTATAAACTCCAGAAGGGGTGTTAGTACCTGAAACATAGTCTACGGGAATAACTCTATCAGATAACCCCCACACAGCCTCATTTTTCCATAGATACTCTTGATATAGATTAATAGTATCTTCTAAAACTACAGAACGACCAAACCAAAGTGTATTAGTTATTAATTCAGCTAAACCTGAGGAAGCATCATATCCATTAGTGGGGCCTAACCTATTTAGGAAATATAACCATCCCAAATTATTGGCTAAATATTTATAAGTTCCAGAAGAATCACTAGCAAAAGCACCGTTTGTTAGTGCATACAAATCTGCTGTCGCATGATGACCCGTACAGACCATAGGTATAGAGGGCAAAAAAGTTCCACTTACATAATTTAAAAACTCTGCACTAGAAGTATAATCCTCGTATGAAACTCCTAAAGGGAGAAGTATATCCCTCATAAAATCATCAGGACTAATTTGGGCTGGAGACTGCTGCTTATGAAAATACTTAGCAAACCCCGAAGGACTATTAATAGCAGAGAGATGGGAATCATATTCTAAAGCAGACACTGGCAGAATAGTAGCTTGATTTTTATTAGCTAAGATATGAGAGTTAATAAGCTGATTAGGAAAAGAGACTTGGGTTCCACTAATGGCTTGTTCGTCTGAAAAATAAAAATTAGGAATAATTTTCCTAATAGCGTCTAAGTAATTTTGCTTAAAATACTTTTGAGAAGTTGCAATACTCTCAATATTGTCTTTAGCATTGACTACAGCTACAATCTCAGGAATAACCTGATTAAGGTCATTTATCTTAGATTTTTTTATGTATCTTCTTGACATTACAGGAGAA